ATGGTAAGTGCATACCATCTGGGTCTTCAAATCCTGCTAGGTCTAAAGTTGCATGTACTTCTAGTAAGTCAAACATCATGTCATTACCAGAAGAGCTAATACCTTCTAGCTCGTCTACTTTATCTTTAACATCAGAACCTTCATTTACGTAAGCAGGTTTTACATCTATATCTCTATAAGCACCTGCTAGTTGTTGACTACGTATTTCGTTGTGGCTCATTTTTACAACTTGAGTAATTCTAGAACAAGTTTCTAAGTCACTAGCTTCGTATGGTATTAGTAAATCTTCTACAGGAATAAAGTGACTGCAAGGTCTTTGCGTCATTGGGTCGTAGTAAACTTTTTTAAATGCAGAACCAGCAAGTGGTAGATAGAAAAGTAGTTGGTCCATTTCTGGAGTGTACTCTTCCATAATGCAAGTTATTTGATAGTTCATGAAGTCCTGCACTCTTGCAGCTTGTTGCTGTACGTCAGGAGTCGCTGCTCCCATAACCTGTGCTTTGACTGGACCTTTTGCTGGTAGTAGTTCTTTGAAAGCTTGTGCTTGGAATTGCGTTACTGCTTCTGATAGTAGTGGATGAGTGACACCTGATGCTCCGGGAAAAGGAGTTTCTCTGTCTTCTATTTTAAAACCAAGTAAGTCTAGTCCTTGAATGTAAGTGTCTTCCCACTCTTGTCTACTAGCTTTATCATCTTCGTAGCCACTAATTAATTCGCTACTCAACATATCTAAATCTTGGTCCTCAATAAACTCAGCTAAGTTTGCGTCAAAAGGAATTGCTGGTTCTTGTGGTACATCCTCTGGAAAGTAATCTACTTCTGCAGAGCCGTCTGGGGCAAATTCGACATTTACTTCTTCGTCGCCTGTAAGTGGTGAGTCTATTTCAACAAATTCGTCTTCAACATTTTGTGTCGTTGGGTCGTTGTCGTAAAGTTGAGAGATATTCTCAATATTAGTGGGAACTTTTATTTCGTCTACCATAGTCTAGTAATAACTTTTTATTAGTTTAGGCTCTCTAGGCTCTAATTTTTCATCAGAATGCAGACCTATAAAACCACCTTGTCTATATCTTAACAAAGCTTGTGTGGTTGAGTCCACTAAATCATCATGGTCGCCAAATGGAAAAGCAGCACATTCTTCTACTAATTCTTCTGCCCAACGCTCTTCAGGGACGTACACCATACCTGATTCTAGTATTGGTGATACTGCATTTACTCTAGCGACTTTGTCTTGTCCTCTACTTGGTGTGTAATTTACTACTGGTATTCCCATTTGACGTAGTTCATGTGTAAGTGGCATACCAGATGCCTTGGCTTCTATGATAACTGTGTCTGGTTCCCAGTATTTGTACTGCTTTAATGCCTCTTGTTTAAGTTCTGGGAAGTCCCACCGTCCTTTTTTCACGTCTAATAGCAAAATTGCTGGTGCACTTAGGGCTTCTTCTGGATAAAACACGCACCAAGTAGTGATTGCCGAGTAATCTGCAGTCTCACTTTTAGAAAATGCCGTATCATAGCTTTGAATTACGTATTGCATGTTAGGAATCTGGTCTTTGTCCCATTTTTGCCACCATTCACGCTTTAAAATGGCTCCTTCCTCTGAAGTTGGGTTCTGTAACCACTGTGCTGACCACTTTGATACAGGTAAAGACGCTTTGATACTCTCTAGTTCTTCAAGACTCCAAAATTCTTTCCATAATGGGTTGCCTGTGTCTGGGAAAATAGCTGGGAACTCTACTACTTCCCACTTATCTGCTTTCGGGTCGCTTTGTGCAGCCAGTAATCTACCTGTTAAGTCCTTGGTCGACCATCTTGTCATCACTACGACAATAGAACCACCCGGTTGTAGACGTTGTCTTGGTCCAGAACTGTAATAATCCCAAGCATTGTCCAATGCTTTTGGTGAAAGTGCGTCTTGTTCCGAGTGAATATCATCTAAAACTAGCAAATCTGCACCACGTCCAGTTACTGCACCACCAATACCAGAGTAAAATGCCTCTCCGCCTTTGTTGGTTTCCCACCTTCCTGCTGATTTACTATCTTGTTTCAAAGAAACGTCAGGAAAAACCTGTTTGTATTCTTCCGAGTCGATAATATCACGAACTTTTCTACCAAAACGAAAGGCTAGTTCTGCTGTGTGGGTAATTTGCATAAGCTTTAGCTTTGGATTTCTGCCAAGTAACCAGCTAGGAAAGAAAGTAGAAGCAAATTCTGACTTTGTATGCCTTGGTGGCATGTTAACTATTAGTCTTTTTATCTTGCCATTAGCTACATCTTCTAGTTTTTGAGCAAATATCTTGTGATGTTCACCTTCAATAAAGTCAGTCCACATGTGCTTTACATAATGAATGAAGTTGTCTTTACCTTCTCGTTGTAGTGTTTTGGAATCTAGTGCATCTTTTAAAGCAAGAAACTTTTTAGCTGCGTCGGGGTATTGTTCTGCCAGACTTTCTAGGTCTATATCTAAGTCTTTACTCATTTTCTTTGCATTCTACTATATTTTTAGCCCACCAATAAAGCTCGTCTTCTTTTAATGTGTGTTTCATTGTGTTTACTCTAAGACAGACTAGTTGAATGTTTGTTACTAAATAGTCAACATCTGGGTCTATTCTATCAATAGAGACATTTAAATCTCTTCTGCCACTGCCATCTTTATGAAAGGTCATAAACAATCCTGTCAAAGCACATCTACCTTTTTGTACTTCCCATAACTGTAAAACATCTTCTAGTGTTATCTCCCAACCTATCTTTGATTTTTCTTTTTTTATTCTTGCATGTTTGAGCTGACCAAACGAGCGAGTTAAGAAATTTTGTGGAGTTGCACTAGCAGCTTTTCGTCGAACTATGTAACGACAGGATATACATTTCTTGCTTTGAGCTGGGAATGCTTCTAAAGAAAGCTCTTGTTTACAATCCGTACATTTTTTGGAACTAGAAATTTTTCTCTCCATCTGGGACTCCTAGGGCTTATATTACATAAGGGGGGTCCTATATGTAAAGTTTTTGATACCAGAGTTTTTGTGTATATCTTTACTTATATATGTCTGTATATGGATGTTATTCTGTTTGGGGGGGCTCCCCCCTCTGCTACTATCATAATCAAAGCGACAAGCCGACAGTCTCGTTTCCTCGACTTGTTTGACTGTCGGCTTGTCGCTTTGCCCCCCTTATTCCCCCCAGTTATATAAGAGCAATCTTATATAATAAAATAATCTAAAAACTTTATGAGATATACTTGCATATATTACATACGTATGTATCATATATATATTGATTAACAACTAAACGAGGAAATATGAAATTTACTTTTGTTTTAAAACTTGACCAAGGCGGAGAACTCGCTGGGGTTGAGACTAACTTAACTGAGTTAGTTATAAATGGTGTTGTCGTTGTATCCAATGGCAATGTAAATACAACTGCACTTGAAGAAGTCATGGCTCTTAGAGGTATGGACAATCTTCAATTGCCAAATGGAGATTTAAATTAATGGCTATTGATTTAGATAAAGAGTCTTCTTTTCAAGAAGCAATGGTGGGCAGTGCTATAGGTAGCATTGCCCAACTTAACGAGAGAAACCTTAGACTTGTCAAAGCGTTTCTTGATAATGAACTTAAAATTACAGAGGAGGAAAAGGCGGAGTCTTAGGACTCCCCTTTTTTTATTATGTATTTATTATCGACACAAATTAACAGATTGATTGCGGAGAAGAAAGAAAAGAAGAGAGAACTCAAAGCACAGATTAGAGAACTCAGCAAAGAAATTCTTAGACTGCAAGAGATTCGAGACGATATGCGTTGGGAGGAAATAAATGGAGACGTATAAAATAGAAAAGGGCATCCCAATCGAGAGTAAGCAAGGCAAGATTAAATTTACTGCCGAGTGTATGAAGGTTGGCGATAGCGTACTTATGGAAAGTTATCCGAGGGCAGTGTCTTTGGCAAATGCTCTTAGGAGTCTTAACAAACTACCAGCTTTAAAAATTCAACCGAATGGCAAGGTCAGAGTTTGGTACAAAGAGCCTAAGGTCTAATCATAAGAAAAGCGACGAGCGTAGGTACGCTCGTCGCTTTTCTGTCAACCCCTTTTTCCCCTTCCATTTTTATAATAAATATCTTATAATCTAAATTCGATTAACAACAAAGGAGAATATATGAACATCTATATTATTCAACCAGACTTTAACTCTGTTGCTCAAATGACGACAGACGACGAGTTTGGCTTAGATAAAATCTATCAGCTTCTATCTACTGATGTTAAACAAGTCAGAACGATAGACGCAGTTAGAGATTACTCAAATCCTGACAACACCGATGTTATTTACATTGATGATGAAGGATTATTGATTGACGAAAACTATGCTTTTAGTTTTAACGATAACGCCTATTTTGGTAGAGGTATTGTTATCGGCACTGATGACAAAGGAAATAATACTTCCCCAATCATGCCGATTGAATACTACATCAATAGTATTCGTTGCAACGTAGGACTTCTTCAAACAGAAGAATATCTACAGCCCCCTGTATTTGTCCCCATGGACTAAAGAATGATGTTGTTGTCAATCATGGAAAGGGAGACTTCGGTCTCCCTTTTTCACATCTATCATCTCCCCAGCAGCACACCATCCTGCAGCCCAGAAAAATCATAATAAAAGCGACGAGCCAACTCGTACCTCGTCGTCTCGTCGCTTTTAACCCCCACAAATCCCCCTTGACATATTATGAGATATATCTTAATATTTATATATGAATAACACAGTTAGCTTTATGACCTACCAAGATGTTAAAAGGATTAATCAAAGGTCCATTGACGAAGGTAGGAATAGAACGATTACTGATGAGTTCTTCAAGGACTTTCCTGAAGATACTATGTTCCCAGTTGTTATGGACTTTGTGCATAACGACATTGAAATGAGAGTAGAGTTATCTTTTGGAAGCGGTAGTGTGTTCTTAGATATGGGCTTCGACGATTACGCCGAAGGAGTACAACAACAAAACTTAGGAGAAGTGTCATGATTATGAGGAAGTAATTTTCCCAATAAGTCCTAAGGTTTTCCCAAATTTTCTTAGGCAGAGGGACGACAACAGAGATGTTAGTCGTCCCTTTTTTTATCTCCAACAAATCCTCCGTCAGCTTCCCGCCCGTAAATATCATAATAAAAGCGACGAGCCAACACTCGTACCTCGTTTGCTACGCATGGCTCGTCGCTTTTATCAACCCCTTTTTCCCCTTGACTTTTTTATGGGATTAGTTTTATAATACATTATTGATTAACAACAACGAGGTAAATATGGAAGAACGCGAAGAATACACTCACACGATTTGGATAGAATGTGTGGACCAATATCAAGCAGATTTAGTTCTTAAAGTTTTGAAGGAAAATTTAACTCCTGACTACTATGAGAGCTTAAGAAAGGGAATTCATTTTAACGATAATTAAATTAGTCCCAAACTAAAGGGCGACAACAGAAATGTGTGTCGCCCTTTTTTTACGCCCAGCGTTTTTCCCCGCAGCCTCGGGCACGGAATAATCATAATATAAGCGACGAGCCAAGTGGCTCGTCGCTTATCCCCTGTCAATCCCCTTGCTTTTTTATAAGATATATGCCATACTTCTTATGTGGTTGGCTAATGCTAATAGTAACTGGGAGTAGAATGTATTTTTATATATTTGACATTCGTAAATCTTGAACTTAGATTGGCTGACCACACAAATAAATAGGAGAAATATAATGCCCTTATCAAGAAAGTATTATATAAAGTTCGCCGATTTATTTGCTGAACACGACAGAGGTGTTTCTGCAGAGTTTCGAAAAGACTTCGAAAATCTATTGAAGACGGATAACCCCAGATTTAATAGAGAAAGATTTGCAGACCACATCACTAAAAATTCACGCGAATAAACCGAGCTTGTTAATCATAAAGCCCGAATGGTTTCGACTGTTCGGGCTTTTTTGCGTCTGGGCTTGACAACCATCTGGGATTCCAACGGTAAAAAAATCAACAGCAAAGCGACAAGCCAACCCCCCGTCAATCCCCCCAATAATTTTTAATCCTTTGACCAACGTCAGCAAAAGAAGTACAGAGATACTTGGACGAAAGACCTTCGTCCAAAAGATTTTCTAGCTCGGACGAAGGAACTAGATAGAGCTGAGATTTATTGGAGGTTGATTGGACGAGGGACGAAATCAGGATAAAACACGGCGAGTTTTTACGCTGTAAATGGAAAGCAATTTGATGTGGCGAGATGTTTGGTTTATTACTTTTTATTACTTTCAATTCAACAGTAAAGAGTTGCCCATTTTTAGTTGTGCCTAACAAGTCGGGAACACCCTGAGAAGCCCAAGACTCAAGGCGTAGCCATTGAAATTCTTTAAGATTTTTCTTGACTTGTTGCCAAAAATTACTTTCGCTTTTTGCCATGTAACAGGAAGTATATATTACTCTTAAAAATGGTGTTGCTTTTATGGGAGATTTTTGGTATCTTAGCATTAACAGGTTGGGAAACTAGATTGAATTCGGACTAGGAAACCCCATTAAAACATTCCTAAACAATGCCTGATAATTAACGCTATCAAAGGAGAAGATATGACAGCAAATAGTAAAACAATAGTGGAAGGCATGAATGAATACTGCACAGTAGAATATGAAAGCCGAATAGTAAATAAAAGAGAAGCAGAAGCTTTTCAAGATTGGATTTACGAAAACATGGCTTCCATTTATGAACTAAAACTTAATCACAAAATATATCCCACGCGAAATGGTATGTTTGAAATAAATTGGTGGGGAACTGAGTATGTTGATATACAAGACATACTAAATGGGGAGGCAGAACTATGAGCTCTTACAAAGAACACGGAGATATAAACCAAGAAATTTGGTGTAACTTTGAACAAGAAATAGGACAAGATAAAGAGACAAGATACTTTGTCGAATGGGATATTACTGAAAACATAGACGAAGTAATTAAAAATAAACTTAAAGATAGACTTC